TAGTTCTTACTTGGACTAATATCAAAGTAAGTCCCACTGAGACTACTATGAGACGTATCGAACTTATACTTATAAAATTCTTGTATATTTAATTCTGGGTTTGGTACAAATGTACTATTATCTTCTGAGAATTCAAATTTATACTCTATTGATGAGAATGACTCAACTGACACCAATCTCTTAGGAGTACTAGAATCAAAGAATGTAGTACTGATATCAACTGAACTAGCACTAGTCTTCTCTACTGCATAATCAAATATGACAGTTGCCTTCTGAGTTGTACTATCATAAGTTTTAATATATCCAGAATTAGCAATATCACCTACTTGGAAGTTATTTGTAAAATTATACTGTGCCTTATATAAAGCAATTTCTTTATTATCGAAATGATCAACAGCAGTTGATGATTCTTGTCCTCTCTCAACACTTAATGTCTTACTGTTAATAGCAGTAATCTTAATAATCTCATCACCTATCTTTAATAAATCATTTACAGCAAAACCTGTAGCATCATCAACTGTAACAGCAGTATTATTAGATGCAAACCCTGCATGGTCAATAAAGATTGTCAACCTTGCTGTACTTGTCGATCCACCAGATCTTACAAGACTCTCATCAGCAACACCAACGTAATCTCCTCTCTTATATCCACTTCCAGCATTCTGTATTGTAACATTTGATACAACGCCAGCAGCAGATACAGTAATGGATGCAGTTGCACCAGTACCTGACCCACCAGTTATAGCAATGTTATTATAAGTAGCAGCAGTATAATCTGCACCACCATTTAGAATTTCAAATCTTCCTATACCACTATCATTAACCTTTGTTGTGTTAGATGGTGTTTTAAAAGTAACGTCTTGATATAAACGTTTTCTTAAATACCATGTCTTAGTCTTAGTAGTATCATCAGGGTTAATATCGATTGTTACTTTATCATCAATACCCAATCCATGAGGTGATGTTGTTTCAATAAGAGCAACACTTTGATTGACAATAAATGGTTCTAAGTTATCACTTAATGAAGTAAGAGTTATTATCTTAGATCCAGAAGTATTGAATAAATCACTTGACTGTATATAATAGTCAGTATCAATAATCCAAGTACCGCTGAGAACCTTGATCTTGACTACGTTCTGACTGTTTGTTCCTTCTAATACTTGTGCTGTAGCAATAGGTGTATTAACACCATCGGTAAGACTTAAAGTTGCACCCTCTGTATATGAACTATTCTGATCTACAAGAAGAGAGAAAGTTTTAATATCAGCAGAGAATGTTCCAGTTTCATTAAACGTACCATTAACATTTTTCAGTACGATAACATTACCACTCGAAACTGTACCCACTATTGTACCATAAGCACTAGTATCTGGCTGCCTTAATGTATCATCAGCAAACAAATATGCACTTTGAATTGTTGTTAATTTAACTACCTTATTTTCTTTTGATTGTAGATAACTAACAGATTGACCTTTAACAGAGTTAACTAATGCTTCTGCCTCAGATCCATCAGTTCCTTGATTATCAAAATGAACCTTTGAGTTAACTGAGAAGTTAGAAGATGAACTCTCTATAGAGACACTATCAATTGATCCTGGAGTAATCGAAGAAACAGAAGCAATTACACCTTCTCCATTTCTAGGCATACCAGAAGTAAAGAACCTCTTAGCAGTTTTAGGAATATCATTCTGATTAATATTCGAGTTGTAGTTACTATCTACAGGTAACGAATAGAAATTCTCACCAATAACATATGGGAACTGTGGTACTTGTGTACTATCGATAGTTAAGAAGTAAGCATACGTTCCTTCTGGATAATCGGGAGTAACACAGAATCTACCATTGTTTCCATCTAATGATCCAGACTTATGAGTGTAGATATAATCATTAGTAAATGTTCCTAATGGATAAGTTACTAGTGATGGTCCATCTACACGAGATCCACTTAAAGAATAACTAGAAGTCATTCTCACAATTGTGGAATTTACATCTAGTGGATTCTCATGACCGAAAGCACCATATATGGGGTTACCATCATAAGCAAAACCTATGATTGGTGAATGAGTAAAGGTTGCTGGTTCTGAACCTGCACCGTTTAAATTATCATTAAGTGCAACTCTAAGTGCTTTTGGATTAGCTAGATGTGCATATCCATAATAACGAGTATTATCATAATTCTCAAAAAGATAACCATAGTTGGTATCTAAGTTGCTTGTATACTTATCAAATCTATTTTTATTCCACTCTTTAAGTAATGGTGTTCCTGTAGCATTCTCCCCAACAGGAATAATATCTACAACTACTGTCGCTTGCTTATAGAAGTTACCTTCGTCAACTTTTTCAAACCCAGTTAACTTACCATCAGTATCGATGACTGAATTATATTCGGCAAACCGCCCCTTACCCGCAGTGTCACGAATTCTTACGATTGGTGGAGAACTGTAAAACTCTCCAGCGTTCGTAATTGTAAGGCTTGTTACCTTATTTCTTGTTACTACAGCAGTTACTGCGGCATCTCTACCAGAAGTAATAACAATGTCAGGAGTTCTTGGGAAAACGTCAGTCGTATCAACAACTATGCTCTCTACAACTTCACCAGAAAGAAATGCTCTTGCTTTATTCGCTACACCATCTACAAGAACGAAGGGCGGTTTAACGTACCCTCTTCCTTGAGTGTTAACTGCGATGCTTTCTAGTTTACCGAACCTTATACTTTCTGTATCCTTGTAACCGTAGACAGGGACACCGTTTAGAAGGATTCCAATATCTCTCTTTGGAGTTGGATATACTTCTGTAGTTCTAGTTGCTTGCTTTCTTATAAGACGAAGCAATTTCTGATCTTGAACTGTTTGTGTTACAGTAGATCCATCTAAAATGTTATATGATGGATAACTGGAACTAGTAATATAATAATACTGATCATCTTCATGGATAGATGATACATTAGTCTGTACTTGATCTAATGCACTTACTACACCAGCATGTCCTGAAGCAGTTACTGCTCCTGTAGTATTAAGAACCCAACGAGGTTGACCATTAAGTATAATCTTAGGATCAATAGTTTCAAATCCTGGTTCCGAAACCTGAATCTTATCTCCAACTGAAGAATATGGTTGAGGTGTTGTTGTAGCAAGATTATATACTACGCCAAGGCTTAGAAGACTGACACTAGAACCTTCTAGTAACACAGGCTTATAAACCGAGTCGCTCGCTGTATGAGCAAGTGGATTTGGTCTTTCTGAAATTATAAATTGCGATACAGTTTTGTCATCAAACTTTATAGTTTCACTACCAATTAAAATTTCTCCTGTATTACCCCATCCTTGTGTGGAAAACACATTAATACGCTTACCATCACCATCGGTGTTATTAAGATCCTTCTCAAGACGAGTCTTAGTTGAGACAGAGAAGAGACCATTAACAGTTTCTGGAGCAAGTACTACATTCCATATTACTTCATCATCTGAAGTACCTTCTGCATAGACGTTATCTACAGTAGCAGAAGCATATCCATATTCCTCAGTAGCAGTCTGGACAATACTCTTACCAATTAAATCTTTAGGGTTACCAGTAACAACCTTACACTTCAAAGCATATACGTTGATCCAATCTGCATTAGATGCCTTGTAAGTAAAGTCTCTTGGCTTATAAACTTCTGGTTTATTATCTACATCCTTAGCAACGATGGTGTTGAAAATAAACTGGATGGAACTATCAGTTCCTTTTGCCTTATAAAACTTCTGAATGTTTTTAATCAGGGTTCTCTTATCAACTTCACCCTTGAGATACTTCTCAGGGAAAGAACCTAGATACTGATTCTCAAAACTCTTGACAAAAGCATATAAAAATAGATTGCTAACATTGTATACTGTCTCACCAGAGTTGTGAGGTGCAGCAGTGGTGCTAGAGAAGGTGCTATTGTCGTATAAGTCACCAAGTGTCGTATTTCCACTAACGCCCCTTATACACTCTCTTAGTTCAGTGTCAGTGCGTGTAGCATAAAGGATAATTTCATCACCCACTCTAACATATCCATTCTTGGATGGGAAAGAGGAAGCATCCGATAATACAAGGGTAGTATCGCTATCGGTGATAGTAGCAGTAAGGGAGTCCTTTTGGGTAAGAAGATTCTGTTCATAATAATCTATATCCCTATACTTTTGAATGTTAGTAATAACATCTAAGGGACCACCTTGAACTTCCTGAGCTTCGTAATACTTCTGAATGAACTTCGTAAAAAGTTCGTACTCAGTCGTAATGAACTCAGGTATCTGAGACTCTATAAGAGTAGATATTCTTTTGGTCTTAACTGCCATTACTCTTTATATGCAACGAAACTGGAATTTGCGATATCCACGTCAAGGTACATCTCTCTGAGTGCCTTGATATCATTAGAACGTGGTTTTACTGTAAGTGAGATACGATTATCAAAATAACTACCCTTAATGATAGTCATATTATAAAGTTTAGTCTCACCTTTTTCATAATCTATGTCACCGACTTCCTTGTCTAGGACAACTTTTTCACCAGTTACAGGATCTAGTCTATATAGGACTATTTTACTATCCCTATCTTCAAGATAAACATCATATTCAGGATATTCTGTTACTCTAAATCCAGTTGATGACAGGACGGGTTCGTCGCAATCTTTTAAAAATGAATTTTGGTAACAGACTTCATAGTAATAAGTAGAATTCAACTGAGGATAGAAGTCTCTCCTCATTGCAAGAGTAGTTAAGTTTGACTTAATGCTACGATCAGCATCATCAATCACTCCAATAAACTTACTGTATCGGAATGTACCTTTAAATTTCTCTGTATCAGAAGCATCAACATACTTTTGTATCTGACCAATAACCTTATCTCTGATATTAGCAGTAGACTGATCTGTTACTAGTCCGTCATAGTAGACTTTACTGGTCATTTCCACATGGAGAATGGCAGGATCTACGATTACTGGTTCAACAGATGCCACAACATATTTCTTTAACTGGGCAACAATGTCAGATTTGGTTAATGATGTAAGATATGACGCATCGGAAGGCTTTAATACTATGAAAACCTTACCATAGTCAGGGGGATCTTGATCTTCTCCACCAAATATTATGATGTCGCTAGTAGCAGGATAGATGTTACGAACTATTGCACTATAGTCATCAGATGTAACAGCACGATCCTGTGACCCGTAGGTCTTCGGTGCATTGTATTTGATCTTATCTGTTGTCTCTATTACTTCACCACCAGCAGCGGGGATTGTAGAGTTGATAGCAACGGTGAATTGATTAGGTGACACACCGTTAGGATTCTCTAGTACACCAGCAAATACAAAGGTCTTAACGCCATTAGACTCAGGACCAGACGTTGTAATATAAGAGACTTCTATCTTAGTATTGTTTGTTATAAGTTTACCTAATACTCCATCACCAAAGATGAGTTCATATCGCTCATCGGTGATTTCATCAAGGAAAAATACCTTAGAATTAGAATCCACTCCTAGAATATTCTGTGCAAGGAGATAAGGTTCGTTAAATGAACCTCCATTTGGATAAACTTTCACACTAATTGTATTAGTGTCAATATTTTGGTTAGGTAAAATGAATTTTTGTGACTTATTACTAGTATCTTTAATGAAAGTATTGGTAACTGATGTTCCTTCTCTTACCGCAACGTTCGTAAAGGTCGCTATATCGCTTACTACCTGTGCTGTAACATCATCTGTAACAACATAACGATAGATTGTGTTGTCATATGCAGCAGTGAATCCAGTTCCCTTCTTAAGTACTAGTTCTGTATCAGTTGTAGGATTAGTGTAGGTGACAGCAAATGAAATATATGCAGTAGGAGAGGTAGCAGACTTTGGTCTGTATCCCAACTGCTTCGCAATTGCTATTACGTTGTCTCTGAGTGTAGCGGAATCAATGAATAGTTCATTGACTACCATATTCGTATTAAACGCTGTGTAGTACGTATTATACGCAAGTACGTCAAGCATATTTGACAGAGCAGAACCCTCAAAGTCATAATCAGTAAAATCTGATTGTGCTCTCAAATATTCCTTAAGAGATACTTTGATTTGATCAAAGTCTAAATTTGCAACCTGTGTATAAGGCATTATCGTGTACGCTCTAAGAAGAATTCAACCTGTACTCGTGCATCATCAGCTCTACCTGTAATGACATAGGCAACTTCTACCTCAAAACCATTATTCTGAAAATCAGGCTCACATCTAATACCTTCTACAGAAATACGTGGTTCAAATAACCCTAGACACTCGGCAATTTCTGACTTGATTAAAGCAGCAGAACCATAGTCTAGTGGTTCAAATAATAAACGACGTACATCTGATCCAATATCAGGTTGGAACGGTCTCTCTCCTTTATTAGTAAGAAGTAGATTTTGGATTGCTTGTACAACCGCAGCTTTATCCTTCACGCACACAAGGTCATCCGTTACAGGATGGGTCTTGAATGTAACGCTTATATCTTTAAACGTCTGGAAGGTGGGCATGTAGACACAGCAAGGCTGTTTTTATTTATCTACTCAACGCCATAGAAGGTATACTTCAACGTCAGTTCTTCCTGTGGTTTTACTACCTTTACTGTTCTAATATAATATCTTTCACCTATTTTGTATTTTTCACAGTTAGGTGTATCACTGTGATTAATGAAACCACCAAGCGGAGTTCTGACTATTTCCTCGTGGTGTATGTGATCTAGAATAAGGTGTGACATGCCAAGTTCCGCGCCTACCTTTAGGGTAATGCGCGAAAATAGTCCTTGACCATGCAATGCGCTCTCGCCAATATAACAACCGTTAGGTAGTGGGTGGTACATCTTGGCAACAGTGGTTCTCACGGTGATCGTTCACCATATATTCTAGTTTATCATCTATGCTTGACATTCGCTCAGAGATCTTTTCTAACACGTCTAATAGCGGGTCATCATAATAGTACATATTACTATTCTCACGATGCTGCTCTGTATCTCCAGTAACTTCAACCATATCATCGTCCTCATAATAGTTCCATTATTTAGTCGGCGATTCGCGCTCGGCGTTTCGGCGGTATTTAACCAAAGGTCATCCAGTTATAATGAGTCCTTATAGGCTTCTCTGTCTCCTTCTTAGGTTGACATGCCTTCTGATAGATTCTATACAATAAGTCGCCAGTAATCATTTCGGTCTCCTCTCATTATTATCTAGGACTTCTGCCATCTTTGCATTAATAGCATCCATCTTTGCCTCCACAGACTCTGGCGTTGCCATAACCCTGTATAAGACTTCATCTCTCGTTGAGAGTTCTGTAAGCATGGTAGCAATTTGATCCCACAAATAATCAGAACCTACGCCCTTCATGCTCATCTTCCCTGCCCTCTGTATCTTTTACGAGCAGAATTGCGAGATGATGCTGCTAGTTTCGTGTTTTGTCCACGTCCTTGTCTAGTCTTCTTAGGTATTGCAGGAACGTATGTACTAGTTCCCCATGCTCCTTGCGTTGCTTTTGCCATTGTTATCCAGGTCTAATAGTGCCTATATGTATTGTAGCATACTTTCCTGGTCCTGCAATAGTCCTTTGTTGGGTAGTGTTACCACAATAAGAATAATCTCCAGGTTGTGCTAAGGGTTTCCCATGAAACTTTACCTTCTGACACCTCAGTTCAGCATCAACTATTGTGCGAGATGTCGGGGTACATGGAACAATATTTCTCATGACACCAGGAACTGGTGCAATCTGAGCAGTACTGTTATATCCTAGTACCAATTCCTTCTCCATGTATATTGCCTTACCTTCAACAGGATTTGGCGCAGGAGTTCCTCCGAGTGGCATAGAATTCCAAAAGCAATTCGGATCCTGTGTTGGACTGTCTACGCAACCAGCATGTACTATATGTAATCCCATGTTATCTTATCCTTTGTCCGAATTTTACTAAGTCTGTTTTCAATCCCTCGACATTATTATGCAAGTAATCTAAAGTATCTGAGAGTGATTCGTAATCATTCGACGTGGGTCGTCGGTACATTAACGATGGCTGCTCGAGCTGGGATATTCGATGGTCCAGGCTCTGCAATCTCTCTGACAGCATCAGGAGGGCGTGTTCCAATTTCTTCTGATTTGTTTGTAACTCTTCCATTATTTTGATCTCCACGTAAGAAGGCGTTTGCGGCGCGACTCTCAAAAGCATCACAGAAGCTATCAAAGTCATTCAGAATGTCATTATAGTTTAGGTCGGGTTTTTCAGTCATTTTTTACCGCGGAATTTTTTTTCGATTTGAGGGTTTTGAAATTTTCTTTTCAAATTTATTTATCTGTCGTTGGGATACTTTTGTAGGTTAGCTCTTTTGGATTTTCGCTTGGCGCGACGGGGGCGGGGGCATTAACCCCTTTTCACTGTCCCGTGCTATAATATGTGTCTGCCTTTGACGTGTACATCTAAAGAACAGCATCCGCTAGGAGCATGTCCCGTCAAAGTGCGATATGCCCAAGACAATAATAGTTTTTGTGCTTGGAATTTCTTCTTACGACCATTCATCTCTGCAATGGGCATTCCATCTGAATTGAACTTGAATTTCAATGCATCATAGCAAGATGACTTGCCCAACCAGGTATATGATTCGTCTGATTGGATTGCCCCCTTGAATGGGAATCGCTTCATGGCAGCAACATAATATTTGCGTAGCATGTTGCGTGTGATGATAAACCATTCTTTGCCGCCCATCATCTTGGAATAATATCCTCTGTATCTCTCAGGGACATTCCGATTCCAGGCAAGACCCGTATCAGGATCGACATATGCTAAGGTTGAATATCCTGCCTTCCTTAGCGTATCATGGAAAAATGCCTCGACTCTGCCCACGCCATAATTCTTAGATACGGGTAGCAGGTGCAACCAAAACATATCCCCTGAGTTTGGGGTGGATTGCTTATTGATCGTATCGGTTGCTTCCTGTTCGCCGCCGTTGAATAATCCAATCTTGACAGCGACGTATTGTGAATCATCTGCCGTCACCACATCCGAACGACTGGATAGAAAATAAATTCCACCTTCAGAATTTGCCCCTACATGCGAAGGTTGAGGACGGGCAGGTTTGCAGGTCGTGCCAAAATCCCAATCAGCAGATTGAAGATCTTGGAAGTAAGGAGTTGGGGTTGCGTGTGTCATGAGAAAAATGCTTTATGAACTGAACAAAAAAAATCGGGTCGCCTTAATGGCGATCCGAAATGTTCCAAGTGTCGGTAGGGTGCGATCTGAAAATGAAATCGTCCTCTGCCAATTTTGTCAATGCTGCCATCACCGCTTTGTCTTTG